TGCCGTTCACCACATACTTGTTTGCGGCGATTGCAACAATCTGAACCCAAGTGCCAGCAACGCCACCGGTGGTAGTACCGTTGAAGTTGATGAAGTCATTGCTAGAGGCAGCAGTGTAAGCAACCAGAGCGTTAGAGGTATCGGTGTCCACACCAAAAATAGTGCCGACAAACTTGTCAGTGCCGTCTGTACCGATCTTCAATGAGCTGGTAGAAATGGTGGTGGGCACCCAGATTGTGTAGACCACGCCTTCGTTGTTCAAGGTGTTGGGGTCTTGGCCGGGGCCAGAGGTGATTGGGTTTGTTGAAGTGTTGATGCTGGGCAAAGTCAACACAACGTTAGCAGCCAAAGAGCCACCAACAGTCAGAATACGACCGCCGTGGTCAACAGGGTTCAATGTGGTGCTAGAAGTGATGTCAACAACTGCTGCGGGGCCTTGTTGATAGATGCCGCCCAATGATCGTACTGGGCCTTGGAAAGTAGTGCGTGCCATGTGTTTTCCTTACATGCAAGTTAGGCGTATCTGTCTGCATGTCGTCTAGCCGGGACTAGTCAGATACACCGGGGACCCCGGGATGCGTAGTTTGTACCATGAATTCTAGGTTGGGTCAACATATTTGAACGACCATCCTTTTAACGGTCCGCGTGTGAGCGGCTTACCTGATTTCAGTGCACGATTCACAGTGGGTGGTTTGATTGCAAGTTCTTCGCGTAGCTTCAAAATGCTTTCAAAAACTTCAGACCGTCCTTTGCCATCAAACACTTCGACCGCCTTGCGAACTTTTGCGCCGTGGTCAGGGCGTGTCTTACCGTACCAGTAGTTGCCTTCTCCTGAGAGTGTGGCGCTGATCTTTGCACGGACTTCTGCGGACTTCGGTTTACCAATGAGCTGCTGGCGTATCTTTTCCTTTGATTCGTTTGCGTGCTTACGCCCCGTCCAATTCTGCGCAGCTAGCTCTTCGGCTGTGCGCTTACGCCCCCAAGTAGGGCTGGCCTCCCCACTAACACCGAGCATTGGTGCGTTAGCGTCAACGCCTATGTTGTAGCAGTACTCCTTCCCCACATGCTCTTTAAGCCACACATTTTCTGCGGCAAGCAAATCAGCGTCTGCGTGCAGCTCTTCTACGACAACAAATACGAACGCTTGTTCCCCGTACTTGTCCCATGCCGCCTGCAAGTGTTTGTTGTTGTGCTTACCCGTGCGCAGCTCGGAAAAGTGTCGCGTTTTGCGACGCTTCAAATCTACTGCGCTGCCGACATAAAACTTGTTGTTGACGATGTTGATGATTTTGTAAATGCCTCTGGCCATGAACTTCTCCTTAGTAGGAGGTAGTGTACCATAAACTTAAAAAGTAACACAGTATTAAAAACAAAGGGAGCCGAAGCCCCCTTTGTAAACCGCATGGTTGTGTGGTCTGTGGCTTACGCGCCAGCAGAGCCCCAAATTCCGAGCGGGTCACTCCATCCAAAGGAATAGCGCTCGCGAGCCTTGTAACGCACGTTGCCAGTGTCGAAGTCACCATCCATTGAGTTAGTCAAAGCAGAACGCTCGAAGTGCTTCAAGCCGTTAGGCACATCGGTCAACAAGAACCAAGCGTTGCTGTCTGTCAAGAAGTGGTTGACAGTGTAGCCTTCTGGGATTGCGCCCATTTGCTTCAACGCGTTGATGTCGTTGTCGGCTGTAGACACGCGCAGTTCGGTGTCGAGCAAACGCTTGGCAACGAACATGAGTGATGGAGGAACCACCAACTTGCGAGGCTTAGCAGCGATCAACAGACCGCGTTCGTCAGTCCAAGCAGCGATCTGAATCACAGCGTTTTCCAACGAGGTTTCGTTCAAGTCAACTGCAACAGTTGGGCTGTTGTAGTTAACGCCGCCGTTCACCAAGGGGTGACCAACGCGGCTGCCGCCAGAGTTGACGCCGAACAAAGACACGCCATCACCGCCAAGGTAGCTACCGCTGAAGCCGTTGTTCACAACGGAAGCAGCTTTAACTTGCTTGGTATAGGCCATAGCACGGGCCAAAGACTTGGTGTAACGAGCAGACAGGCTGTCGTACAAGTTGTCTTCGATTGCTTCCTCGGTGATCGAGAAGCCCAAAGCGATGGTTTCGTGGGTGTAGCGAGCTGTGAACGCTTCTTGTGCATTGTCATAGGCGATGGCAGAGCCTTCGTTCTTGACAGGAGCTGCACCAAAGCCAGCCAACTTGGTTTCTTCTTCGAAGCTACGCTCAGATTTCTCTGTTTCGTAGAGTTCTTTGTGCTCTTCGCCGTAGCGTGCATACTCCATGCCGAACAAAGCGTTCAGGCCGGGCAGCAATTCTTTGAGCAGTTGTGCGCGTGAAATAGCCATTTATGTGCTCCTTATTAGACGCCGACAGCGTTGGTATAGCTGTGATAGCCGGGGTTGAACTTCACCAAAATGTCGGTGTAAGCATCGCCGACTTGCGAGAAGCCTTGGATGTTTGCAAAACCAACAATGCGGAAAGCGGCGGTTGTGGTCACAACAGTGGATTCCAAAGCGCTTGTAGAGTTACCTGTGGTGGTAGAACCAGTTGAGGTGCTCTGTGCAGCAGCGAGGAATGTGTTGGAACCCAAAGCTGATTGCGCGACAGAACCGTCGGCTTGGCCTTGGAACACAACATTGGGATCGTCAATCACGAGCGCTTGCACCACACCAGTTGTGTTGGCTGGGTAGTACTGCGACCAGATTTGCTGACCTTGAGCGTTGACATATGAGCAACCAACAAACACGCCGACAGCACCAGTCAAGGTACCCGAGCCGGGGAAAGAGTTAGTTGTACCGTCAGCACCAGTGCCAGTGACGATGTTGAGGTAACCAGACGAGTTCACATACACGATTGAACCATTGAAGATGTTCGTGTTGTAACCAGCTGGGTCGATCAAGAATGTGCGGGTGCTACCAGCATATGGTAGTCCGCCAATCTCGTTGACGGCACGCAGGCCGTAGGGAGAAGCGGTAGATGCCATTTAAGGACTCCTATTACTTTGAACCAGAACCAAAACCACCACCTCGGCTCGTTGATGACTTGCTGTCCTTAAACAAGGGCATGCGAGGATCATTGTTCCGCATGAAGTGGTTGTCCACTGAATCCATCTGAGCTTGCGCTTGCTTGGCATAGTAGTCGTCACGAGATTTTGCGAGTTCAGCAGGCATCTTGCATAGCATTAACCCACCGACCTCAACATTACCTGTGGCGGCATTGCCTAACAGCATAAGTTCAGGATGGTCGACTGCCTTCACTGGCTCCCAACCTTCGCGCATCTTTTTAGAGACGTTTGTAGGTTGAGCCTCGCCCATAACATGAGTGGCTATCCAACGATAGACCATCCCGGGTTCAGGGGTTGGATCAGGAAGGTTGCTCGGAGGTACATAGACGCTACGAGCAGATTTTTCGCGTGACACGAGATCACGGGGGGTACGGTTTTCAGCCATTTGAGTTCTCCAGTTTAAGTACTTGCAATGCGTATTGTTGATTGGTCAATCCGAGTCGTCGCGCCAACGCTTGTTGGGTTTCGGTCAGTTGCACCTTTCGTGGCCCCGACGAACGCGTCGCGGGAGCCGCCACAGTTGCAGGTTTTCGCTGGGAACTTCCGTTCCGAGGCTTGTCTTCCGTGCCACCGAAAACTTCGGGGAACTTCGACTTCACGCGAGCATCAATCTGCTCGAAATATTCGTCAGAGCGGGGGTCCACTCCGGACGAGACTAGTTTCTGGTGCAGCCCTAGTGCAAAGCTGGTAACTTCTTCAAACCCATTCGCTCCGAACCACTGGTTTTTTGCTTGCCAGCGCAAGGTCTTTTCGTCGGGGCGAACCGTTTCGGGTTCGACATAACGCGTTTGTACCTCAGAATTTTCTTCTTGTAAAGGGGTTGGCTTAAATTTTTTCGCTTGGTCTGCTTCGATCTTGGCATCGAACAGAGCTTCTTGCGCAGCAAGGATGGCATCAGGATCGAAAGATTCCTGCGCTGCCTTGTACTCGCGACGGGCTTTCTCCAGCTTAGCTTCCGCTGCTGTCTGCGCCATTGACACAAACTGCTGGCTGCCTTCGTGAACTGTCGTCTTGAGCTTCTTGTTCTCGTCCAGAATCTGTTGCGCAAAGCGCTCCAGCTCTTGTTTCTCACGCTGCAATGCTTCCTTGGCACGGCGCTCGTCGTGGCGAGCATGTGTCAAGTCCTTGATGCGGCGCTGAACTTTGTCAGAATAGCCTTCAATCTCTTCGTCCGTTGGGTCTTCGACCTCTTTCTCAAGAGGCTTGCGACCACGGTCTTGTGGTGGGGTGTCGTCTACAACCTCGATCTCCACCTCGTTGGCTTCAATCTCGATCTCGACATTCTTGTTCTCCTCGATTTCGTCGGGGAACTTGAACTCGTCTTTGG